CCACTCGCTATTTGCCGGCGTGGTATGCTCGAAGTAAATCACATCCCCTGCAACAAGCCCCGTAGTCGAAGCAACAGTGATCACCGTAGCTCCTGCCGCCACTACTCCATTAACCGCCTCAGTCGCCACAGAGGAGCCCAGCTGAGTCGATAGCGTTGTCACTGGCTGCCATCTGTTTCCCGTAGTGTCTGGCGAGATCTCTACCCTAAAATTGATAGCTGCGGTGAGTGCTGTAGTTGCCCTCCTGCCAAATCTGATCCATATCTTGCACGCAGAGGCGTTATATAAAATGCCTTTTTCTGTTGAAACTACAACCCCACCAGCGGCGATTTCCTGCAAAGTCAGAAGGGCTGTCTGTAGACGAGTTCCCATTATTTAGCTCCTTATGCCCTGTTCTGAAAGCATTTGACGTAATCGATCAGCATAGTACCCGTACCGGTATTGGCGCTGCTCTTGGCCTTTGACACGCAGAAATACGGCTGTACGTTTCCAATAGCCGCCGTCAGTCCCGACATATTGCCTATGCCTACCAGCACACTGTCAACATAGAACTTCACAGCAGCGATATTAGTGCAATCTATCCTGTATATCTTCCCCTGAGCGGCCATCGTGCCGGCCGTTATAGCGGTGCTGGCTGAGTTGTCATCATCGTTGGTTACGTTGTCGTCAACCTCCCAGAGAAGGGCTGTCGGCGCTGCGCTCTCCAGTCTGAACCAGGCATTGCAGTCGATAGTGTCCGGCGTGGTATTATGCGCTCCTGCCAGACCCCAGACAGCTTGCACCGTCTCTGTACCCGTGGTTGGAAGGACGCTAAACGCGACACGCGCTTCGAATATCAGGCCGCGCTCGATAGACAGAGCTTCCTGATCGCCCCAATGTAGGCAAGCCACCTCGGCGTTATCGTCATTATCTACGATCAAAGCTACCTCGCCATTGATTATATCTGCCGTCAATGCTATTGCGGTATTCAACGAGGTTTCAACCGTATTCCACCGCGAGGTAGTATTCTCGTTAGCGTTATACTTCTTCAGGAAAGCGCCGCAAAAGTCATCCTCAAATACTATCGGATAGCTTGTCCTGATTGTCTCGAAAGTCTTGGGATTATAAAATACCTGATGCCCTGTGTTGTGCCAGTTCCATGCACATTTTATATTGCTCATTTTCCTTCTCCATTCCACCCTTACGGGCGTCTGCGTTCAGACGAAATGTGTTTGCAGGGCGGAGCCGAAGCCCCGCCCGAACATGGTCTACCTGGTTAGTTTACGCAGCGACTATATTGCCTGTCGCACTCAGCGGCCACCAGATAACATTGAAGTCTACAGTGCCGTCAGTGAGGTTGGCGGCGCCGATTGTCAGGAATATATCCTCACCATCGCCAATCACGAAGTCTAGCTGTGAATTCGCCAGAGTATCCAGCTTCAGCGTGGGGGTAGCATCCGCCCATATTTCGCCTGCCGCCAGGGTTGTGGCGTCGGCTATCTGGGCAATTATGCCTGCCGTGGTTCCTGTAACGCCGCATTCCAGTGTTGCTGCACCCACAAGCGTATCGCTACAGGTAGCAACTATCGAGAACCTTACAGCGCCAGTTACGGTAAAGAGCGCAAATGTGCCAATACTGCCAGTCCCTGCTCCCACAGCGAATTCTGCTGTCTTGCGCACTTGCTGACCCTGAGCGACGTTCTGGGCAGCCAGGGTGACAGTCAAGGCGTCAATCTTGCCTTCCACGCCGCCAGATCCAGCAGTTCCCCAGACAATCGGTGCCGTGCCAGCCGCATTAGTGACGAAGTTCCTGCCGATAGCGCATGAGGCAGCGTCAATAATGTCGTCCGCGCTGGTGGGGTCGTCAACGTATAGTGTATTCAGATCGAGAAACCCCGTTGTGCCTGAGTACAGGTCGATGCCGCCTGTGATATTCTCAGTAGCGATATTATGGACGAGGTTGTCCAGAAGCAGGACGTCCAAACTCGCCGTAGTAACACCATTGATCGCTGCGGTAGTGAAGTCGCCCGACATGTAGTTGTTCTTTATGACGGCTCTGTCAGCGCCTACCAGCCTGATACATTCGGTTGATGTGGTAGTAATACCGGTCGTTCCATCGGCTGCATACAGATAATGGAACTGACAATCCTCGATAGTCATGTCATTTGCGGCGGCATCGGTGATCACGGAAATCAAGAACGCTTCATCCGCTGCATCCGTACCCATGAAAGAGCAGTTCCGCAGGGTGAAGTTTGCCGCATTGACGTCTATCGCTGCCGCCAGGTCGGCTATATTGCACCTGAAGGTGATATTCTCTATAGTGATATTTGCAGCGTCTATGTCCAGGTCAGCAGTAGCCGCCGTGTCGAAGGTAATCACAGGGCGGTTATCGCCCTCGCCCAATCCAACTACCTGCACGCCTGCCAGATCCATAACCATCCCTAAAGCGGCGGATATTGATTCGGCATGGCCTGGCATGACATATATAATGTCGCCATTACTGGCTGTCGGACCGTTGCCAGAGAAGCCATATGCTAATGTCAGGAAGGGCGCATCCGGGCTCTTGCCGTGACCTGCCGTATCTCCCCCGTTAGCGGCTCCTGAATCCACAAACCATCTGTTGCCTGTGGAGCGGCTCATATCTTCAATAGTAAACAACCCACCGGGGGATGCTTTCTTTCCAAACATTGCTGTTCTTTGTGCCATTATCTTAACTCCATTCCGGGGTCATCCCGTATGAGGAGCCCCCTGCGACATATATCATGCCGCAGGGGACGTTCTCTACTTATTGACAGCCGCCGCCCGTATCTGCTTATCCATAACAGGATTAGCGACGGCCTTTTTCTTCTGCTTCTGGACAAGGGTGGCGACCTCGAATTTGATATACTTCTGCGCCAGGCGCTTCGGTAGATTGACAACGTCGCCATCGTGATAGTCCAGAAATCTAGTGCTAAAACGTACTTTCATCAGCAATCCCCTACGCTATAGCTGTCGGCAATACCGCCTGAGCGTTAAAGACGTTTTTCTTAAACGCAATTATACAACCCACCTGGGCTGTAGCGGAACCGGCCTCGGTAACCGTCAGGGCAACATATCCCCTACCGGCATGACTGGCGGCAGCCTCTACGTCTGCGGGGTCTACCTCGACGATATAGTACTGATTCGCCGTGGATGCGGTAAACGCCTTGCCCGTAGTCGCTGTGTCTGCCGGCGAGTCATTGGTATCGCCAGATATTACAGACGAAACTGTAAACACAATATCCGTCCCGTTGGAAGGCGTGAAATTATCACATGACTGCACGGTGATTATGTTCACATTATCCACTGCAACGCCAGTTGCTACGATAAAGACTATCGACTCGCAATTATCAGCAGATATAACATCAGTCTGTTTAGCGGTTGCAAACGCATCAGCTACCGGTGGCAGTGCAAGAACTACCTTATTTTCCTGTGCAAATAACCCTTTCATTATCTTTCACCTCGTTTTCTTATTAGTCTCTGGAAGCCAGCCCGACGATACAGGACAGATCTAGCGCAGAATGACGTGGAGTGATAGCTGAAGGCCACCAACACCTGCCATCTGTGCGGAAGATAAACCGGAACGCTGATTCATCCGTCTCGAATTTCAGATGGATGGAAGTGTCAGTCCTGAGAGCGCCGCCGGACTTCGTACCCAAAAGGTACTGTGACGGGTCCCACAGGAATATATCGCCCACGGTTCCGACTGTCTGGCAATGCTCAGTGAATATGATCTGCTTGCCCATCAGCGTATCAAATGGCTGATTCGCCAGACCGTTTGCCGGCAGGTATACAGGGACGCCGCCGGTTCCGACTGAGATTACCATAGTCGAAATCTGCGGGAATGTGTCCTCGTTAGCTACCCATATAGCATTTCGTCTGTTCGCAGACGGCATACGGGAAAACATCTTCAGGATGTTTTCCGCAAGGATGGTATCAGCAGCCTGCTCGCTTTCTTTCGCAACAGGCTCCATAGCGTCAGAGTTCAGTATGCCTTCAGGTCTGCCAGTACCTGTACCGTTGATGATCTCATAATCCATCTGCCATGCGAGGGAGTCGGTATACACCTGGCTCAACCACGGACCGATAGATATGGGACTGTCTTCAATCAGTTCACTGGTGGCATACGCCATACCAAAGAGCTTATTGAGTGACAAAGTTACCTGACCGACTACCGGCTTTGTAGCTGTGGTCGTACCCTCTTCGGCCACCCAGTACATCTTCACGCCGCCAAACAGCAGGCCGCTGGAATGGTCCGAGTCCTTCACATAGTTTATCTTGACGGTGTTGGAGCTCATCGGCAGCGGCCGCACCTTATCCATCAAGTCGGACTTCTCTATACCTGTCTGCAAAAGCTCGCCGCGCTGTTCTGTTGGGACAAGCCAGCCGCCTTCGGATCCCACGTTTTCCTGAAGTCCTGCGCCAGCAGCTTTCTGTGCGTTCTTTACCTTCAGTAGCTTTTCGGTCGGCTCGCCCTGAGCAAACTTCATTACGTCAATAGCGTAAGCGCCAAGCCCAGCATCGCCCTTCCCGTATCCCCAGGTGGGATCGCCTGTGCCTGTAGGATCGAGGCTGAGCAGCTTGTCTACTGTCGGGTCGGGTTTACTCAACTCGTCGATCTTGGCCGACAGGTCGGCAAACATTTTCCCAAAACGTTCGTCTTTATCTGTTTTGTCCTCCAGGGACTTGTCTTCCTCTACCGGCTTCAGCCCCATTTCTTTCACCAATTCGGGATTAGCCAGTAGATATTCTTGCACCAGCTTTTTTCTTTCTTCTGTCATTTCTGGCATATCACTCAGTCCTTTGTGTTAAGTGTTACTCGTCTTTAACTGAGCGCTAATGTCTCCCGCTTCATCGACTAGCATCTCCCCGCCTTGCAGCGCTAATGCCTCCCTCGAATCTAGCCTAACATCTCCACACTATTATACAAACTCGCCTTTGTCTGCTTCCAGAGATAAGGCAAGCATTTCCAGAGCCTTCTCTTCGCGGCTCTGGACCTTCTCCACCGTCATGCCGGCGGATACTTCCAGTATTTCGTCAAGCGTTACCGGGTCGGGATCTTTCGTCTCTATTTCTTCATCTATGTCTTCAGTGATCACTTCAGCCGGGGTCGCTATCAAGCTACCCAGGGCGTCGTATGCTGTCTGCATAACGCCAAGCGTCGCTTTGGAAAACCTGCGGCCTTCTTTGACCTCTGCAAGGTCTTCTATGCCTTTGCCAGCCTCTTCCATTGCCGTTGCGATAAGAGCTTCCACGTCCTGAGTGGTCAGCGGATCCACGGCGTCCTCTATCGGCTCTACATCATCCGCCCGGTCGATGGTGTCCTTGACGGCTTCCTGAAGCCCCTTTGTTTTGATCTCTCCGCTATCGTAAGCAGCAACAAGCGCCTCCGGACAGCTTGGGATCGTTACGCAGGAAATCTCCAACAGTTCCACATCAGTATATGTGCGGTTGGGTTCGCCAGCTTTCTTCCCTTCGATATACCCGTTTTCCTTCGGGATAAACCCTACCGAAAAGCCGTGCAGTATATCGTCTTTGTATAGCTGGTATAGCTCGTTTCCCATATCCGTATTAGCAAACGCCGGCCGGAACGCCAACCCCTCTTGCTTTGGCGTGATCCACTGAGCCTTACCCACAGGCGGTAGGGAGTAATCGTGCGCCCAGCAGATAACGCTATTGGCCTCGAAGTTCTCCACATCCCACGCGTCGGCCTGTATCAACTCATTATCTCTATCCAAGACCGGCTTCGACGCCCATGCTACGAAGCTGCGATCCTTGTCGCTAAACGACTTCCGATCTATCTCCGCTGTTGTGTACATTTTATTCAACATTACCACTCCTTTATCTGTCTTCCTCAAAACACCCTGCGCTCATCCTCAGCAGCAACAGCCCGCGTCATACTCCATCTCCAATTTACGTTGCTTCCTCTTTATCAGCCATTGTCGGATCTTATTCAGCATTATGTTTCCCGATTGCCTGTCGATCAAGCAGGAAAAGAAAACCCCCGGTCAGGGATGGACAAACTTTTCCCACTTGACCGAGGGTTTTCTAAGTTGTAAATACGTTATCTAAAGTTTATGTATTGCTGTCTGGATTATTCGCGTCTTCCCATGCCTTTGCTGCTCCCCACATCCCCAAGCTGGTAGTAGCTGTCGCTGTGCATTTTGGAACATCCCCTGAAGCACACACCCGCTGTTTCTCTGGGTATTTGTGCTTCAGGGGGTATGTGTGCTTCTCTGGATAGGTCGCCTTTGGTTGTTCGTTCATGCCCGGATATGGCATATCATCGACCAGATACTTTGCGAGTGCTTTTCGGCAGGCAGAATCAGCGCCGACAATGGGCTTGGTTACATGAGCCCAAAATTGCATCCATTCCCGCTCAATATCCCGCTCTTTCGGGAAATATGGAATATCATCTATATGCGAACATGGCATGTCGTTGACCAGATACTGACTCCAATCAGTCATTGCAAAGTCGCCCTTGTCGCTGTCGCCAAGCTTAGACATCTGGCCCCCTAAAGGGATGGGTCTTTTCGGCACGCCGCCCAATAAAGGCACCTCGTGGTCTCCTCCTGACGCAGGCGTCTTTATACGGCGCGGGAAGGACGTTTTGCCAAATGATGCAAAGCCCTTAATTGCGTTGGCGAGGTCTTGTGTAGACGCCGTTGAAAACAAGAATCCGCCCTCTACTTCTTGCTCTTTAAGCCTCTGGGACAAAAGAGCTTCGAATCGCTTATCCTCGCGGCCTATCGAGTCAAGCGACACCCACGACCAAATCCGCTTTATGATTCCTTTTAATGATTGCATGTCATCACCCCGATCTGGTTATCATCAGGCAGCAGTGCCGATTTTCGCTTGAGTAGGTTATCCGGCGGATTAGACCAGATCCCATGAAGCATCCCCTGTTCATCCATAGAACACCCCAAAGCTCCAAAGCGTATTATCAGATCGTTGGCGCGAACGCCCAGCCTTATCAAATCGTCGCGCTCAATATGTCCAAGCTGCCCCGCTCTCGCTATCTCTTTAATAACCAGCAGAATTTCTCTCGCAGCCCCTATAAATGATTTATTTCTCTTCCGTGTTCGTCCCATATCATCCCCCTACTTAAAGCTGGAAGCTATATCCGTGCAGCGGCAGTTGTGCATGAATATGCCTTTGGCTATATAAGACTCGTCATCTTCCACTGCGAAATTATACAACCTTCTGCGCTGGGCAAGCGGCCACCTCTCAACAGTCCGCACAGGAACGGCAATTTGTCGATAGGTGTTTGTGTGGTTGAGTGCTGTCAGGTCGAAGAACTCCCATTTCGGTGCGCCGCCTCCATAGAATACATGGGCAATCTGATGGTCTGGGTATTGCAGGAGTATCTCCAAATCTCGCCGTCTATCCTTATCTTTATCGCTATGGTATGCCTTGCTATCGCATTCTATAAACAGCTTTTCAGCTTCAACATAGAAGTCCACGCGTCTTCTCCCGATCATAAACTGCTGGTTATATTGCCTGCCCTGTCCGTCCAAATACCGTTTCATACTGCGCTCGATTGACGACCCGTTCCAGGAAGCCTTCCCCAGAGCCTTAAAGGCTCCTTGCTTGAGGCATTCAAGGGTTGAGCCGTATTTATCAATGATTGCTTGCCTGCCTTTGCGTTGGAACTCTGGGTCATGTATCGCCGCGCCAATATAGCCCCCCTTTCCATATTTGTCAAAACACGCCTTCCTCGCTTTGGCAACTATGGTGTCTGGGTTGCGTACCCCACTAGCATACTCGCGGTGCAGTTGCTTTGTTGTCTTTTCGCTCATGCTCTTCCTGTGTTCTGGGTCACTCCATTGCCTGTCGGTTATATTGAGGCTATTACATCTAAAACTGCAATACTTCCGCCAGTACGGGATCGGCTCATGACAGCGGGCGCAAAAACCAGCCATAACCATCACCCTGTCACCTTCTATAATATCGCTTATTCGCCTCCAGTTATCGCCTTCTAATAAAATGCGGTGATCGGGGGTAGCGGTAAAGCGCTGGGTCGGCATAAAGCTAACCTTGACTGCATCTCCCTTATACATCTTGTCATCAAGTACGGCAGTGACGCTCCTGAACCTGTTTTTGTGGGTCAAGACCTTATCGCCCACCGCGATCTTGCTTACCGGCCGCCAGCCCGTATCTGTAAATATAGGCACTTTGGGGTCAATGAGACAATTTATCACCTCAGCCGCAGGACCAGCATAATCCCCAGGGTGCATCAAGCCGTTACTATATCGCTTCTCTAACAGCCTGACCTCGCCATCAATCGCCAAGTGCGTATCTCGTGTCAGGTTGTCGCGGGTAGATACCCATTCCTTCTCTTTCACAACACCTGATTGAACCTTGCCCTCGTGACCACCCCTATTCATTGCGCCGACGATCTCTGTCTGAGCTATGCGCTTATTGCGGAACTTCTCCGGAAAGCCGAATATCTTTTCCACACGCTTCGTGATAAGGTCTATACCTTCGCCAGCATCCAGAGCGTTCTTGAATTCCCTGCGTAGCTGGTCAAGCGTGGTATTGTTCACATCAAAGCTAAACTTGGGGACTTTCTTTGCAATGAACTCCTGCACCCGCGGGTCGGTTACATTGAAGTTGATCGCCAGCCCCAGATCGACCAGAGCTTGCTTCCCACCCTGC